ACCATCAACAACACGATGGGCCGTAGACAAAATCTGTGCAGACTCAAGCGGCATCTTGACAACGTGTTGGTCACACATATCTTTGGCGGCTTGGCGTGGACAGCTACTTAGATAAAAGATATTCATAGTAAGTCCTCTAACACATATTAACAAAGCTATTCATATGTACAGTTGCAATATGAATATTACCCTCCATACAATACTGATAAGCATCTGCTAGGGCGTGTGCCGCCTTCGCAACCAAGACCGCTTGCTCATCTTTGTTTATTCCTTCGCACGAAAATTTAATTTCATGCAAAAGTTTCATTTCTTTTTCGCCATCTTGCTGTTCGTAAATACGAATGATTGAATCATGCCAGAGCATTTCAGTTGATATCATATTACTCATGTCTAGTCTCCATGATCTGACCAATGATAGTCAGCCTCTGCTATATAATCACGAACAAGATCGTACATATAATCAATGTTGACCCAGTTAGTGATGTCAACTCCATAAGATTTAACTGAAACAATTTCAACTAGATTCTCCTCGTCACCGTGGTTGATAAATTCTATTTGAACATCCGTTGTCATCCAATCACAATCAAGCTCTGCTTCCATGACTTGATTGCCATACATACTAGCCGTCCCCATAGATCCACCTATATCCTTTCAAAGCTTTCCAATATTTGGAGAGCATATTCTTTCTTATGTTTACGAAGTAATTTCTTTAATGCCTCCTCCATTTCTTCTGGTTGTTTTGTCAGAACATATGTGCCGTCCTCGCGTCTGGTTACAAAATGATCAACAAACAAAGCTATATCACTGTCCATCTCTAGCCTCCTCACGTTGAATAAGAGTATCCATCACACTAATAGGGCTGGTATAACCTGCGGCAAAGCCCTGCATAAAACGAGTCAGGCTATCATCTTCACCTAACAAACGCTTATAGCGTCTATAGTATTTTAGATGGTCTGATTTTTGGTCACGAAAAAACTGTCTCCAGAATTGAAGTTCTTTTAACCTATTCATTCCCATACTCTCCTTTGATAAATTAAAACATCTGTAATGATGTCTTCCTCTTTAAGTTTCCTGGCATCATCCCTTGCCATCTTTTCAGTCCTATAAATATCCAAAGACTTTTCTCCTGCGACTGTATCATAATATTCAAAGACCCAAACAATCAATGGTTGATTACTCATCTTTAATCTCCCTTAAGCTTTCACTATAAAGACCGTACATTAAAAAATCTATTTCGGGTGGTGAAAGTTGGGGCATTGCTGCTCCAATATCCTTACGACCTTTCTGCCAATCATCTATTTGTTCAAGGGTTGCGGGTATCTCTACAACCTTTGGGCTTGGATCACTCAAACAACAAACAAAGCGCGTATTCATTTTAATGCTCCAGGTTATTAAACATTTACAGCCTCTTGAAGAAAGTCATAATGTACTTTTGATACATGAAAACCATCTTCAAATTTTTTGGACTTAGTGGCTAGAAAACTGCACCAAGTATCCCACAAATTCTCTGTACCAATAGCATGGCAGACCGATACATAATTAGAAATCTTCTTATCCTTCAATGCCTTAGACTTTATAGACTTAGAGAATGACAAATCTTTTTTAGGTATGTTGTACATCCGAATGTTATGCACATCAATGCAACCCACTAGCCCAGCAGTTAGCTGGCAGACAAAGCCAGCCTTAGCTAGACCAAGCCCGTCGACCTGAAGGAATACATTCATAAGTGACAGCGCCCTATCATCATCAGACTTAGATGAGTTGAGGACTGCGAGATACTGTGAATAAATAAAATCTTTATTAGCCTGCAGCGAATCAAAACATTTGACCTTGTTGCCCCAGATAAACCTGGAGTTGCGCCCAAGTTTCTTTACGTCCTTGAGTTGATTACCAACAGAGTACCAAGGCTGTTGAATACTCAAAACCACCATAAGAATTACATCAGCAAGGTTGTCACTAGACAATTTAGAGTAATCTTGCACAGCCTTTGCATGAACCTTGTACATAACAAACTCCTTATAGATCTATAAGCTATACAATTTTGAAACGTGGCGAGTTATTATATTCCTCAACATCCACCCGCAAGTCTCTGATTTCACTATCTAAATTCCATTCCAGATCCCAGAAGCCTGCATCCTGCAAACGTCTTTTAAGTTCAATGAATTGTGAACGCGCAATACCAGACCCCAGAAAGTCATAAGCAAATTTAGAGTGATGCGAAATGCTACGCTCAATCCACTCACAACACCAACTGCTTTTATACTCGTGATCTTCATTACCATAGCGCAGGCAGAACTCATTCTTGTCTTCAAGACTACGCCTGTAATACCATACATCACAAGTCTCTCCCTCAATATCCATAGTAAATAAGTAATCTTCTTCAGGATGGTTGCACTCGTTTCTAAACTTCATTACTATCTCCTAAGTGTGAGTGTATCCGTCAGACTCAATGACTAACCACATACCATTCCACTGTACGCAGATAGCACCTTCGCCCATGAAAACTTCTTGAACACTTCTTCTAAACTTTAAATAGCTTCGGCCCTCATTCCAGAATATCCATTTTCTTTTGAGAGATTCTTGCTGTTGTTTGGTTAGTGTCATCATCATCTCCTATTGAAAGAAAGCATCAAGCCAATTGATTTCATAACGCCCAGTTCTCACAAGCTTGTCACCTACACCAATGTAAATGGGCAGCGACCTCCGCATTTCTTTTTTACTTTTAGCCACGATATATTCAACGCCATCATCGGCCTTGAAAGACTTTAATCTTTTGATGTGACGCCAGATAATCATGTCGTTTGCACGTTGACTACGGGATGCTACATAATACATATCAAAATCCTTATAGATCTATAGAGGCCCCGAAGGGCCTTGATTAGTAATAACCTTCACGCACTTTGTGAAGGACGTTAAAGATCTCTGACTCAGAAAAATGTAACTCTTTTAGCTCTTGCGCTAGTCCACTGTAATCTGGATTAGGCTTGAGATAAATATGAAACTGAACAAGAGATTCAATATCAACACGATCAGGCCGCGATACGGAAGACATCAGAGCCTACCACCTTACGCACTGTTTCCTGGCGTTCACGCTGCACGTTAGCAATGTTAATCTGATTAGACTTGCGAGATGCTGGCGCATGGCTAGACCAATCTGTTAGCGTGTTGTACAAAGCCCATTGATTAGATCCACCAAGACGATGCTTGTACCCGGGCCACTTCTCAGCCATATAAGTAAAGGCGCTATTAAACTTAGGCATAGCATCAAATACAGCAGACCAAGATACACCACTATCAGCCATCGCAACCTCTGCCCATTTTCTACATCCAGCAGCTTGTGCAATTGTGAGGATAGCTTGCTTCTCTGTCACGCTTGTCCGGTACATATCAGCCCATAACTCACGCTCTTGATTGAAAACATCTAAGCACTTCACGATAGTGCGAGCACCATGATCTATATCCAGGTTCTTAGTGTGCTTTGCTTTGAAGATCGCAACACCGCCACTAATAAAAACCTGAGTATTAGTACAAGCAAACTGCCTTGCTGATACCGACAGCATGAAGGGCCATGTGCCGTCAAAAGATGTAAGGCCCAGCAGTTTTAGAGATGCCGAATCCCCATCAGGCGTTTCGTATGTATGGCCTGGAAGATCATAAGATACAAAGGTGCGACTGCCGCAGTGACTCGTCTGAATGTTCTCACGAATACCGTCTGTGTTCAGATCACTACGCATGATGATAGTTCTCACAGTATCAATCATATCCTTTGGTGCGATAGGCTTATAGTTCTGACCATGCACACCAAGCTCTTGCAGAGTATCTGTACGAACTACTGCAACCTTTGAGGAGTGATGCCACTCGCCATTCTCATTGAAGTACATGAGCGGTACAGTAGCCACATCGAAACTAGCTGGCCCATGTGGGCGCTGCATAAGCTCAAGAGAAATTGGATTACGATTAATTGCGATAATGTTGTTAGACATTTTCTGTCTCCTAGTTGGTTTTACTACACGAAAAAGGCTTATATATCTATAAGCCACTTACAAACTTTATATTAAATTACTCCTCATGTACAGCCTTAATTGCAAGACCAAGTTGCTCGACAATGTGTGGGACTACGGCATTGCCTAGCGATTTAAGTCTGTCCACCCTTCTGGGTACCCCATTAGCCACTCGACCCACGTTGGGTTCAAACTCCCACGTTTCCATTCCTCTGGAGTACTTCCCCTTACTTCGGGATGATTGCCCAACATCGCTTGCATCTTCCCGCCCGGAAGTCCAGCATGGTGTTCGTTGGCTGTCGGAGTAGGCCATGTTTTTACTGCCGCACACAGATAGCCCTTCCGATCCATGTGTGCGTGACTTTTGCTCCCCACTGGGCCGCAATCCTTGTGCTCTGATGCTCTGGGCGTGGGCCACATCCGAACTTGATCCGTCAGTGTTATCTGACTTTCCCCCGTCTTCATCACCTTGTGAAAGTGTTCTGGCGACTTCGGGCCTTGTGTTGCATTGGCTGCTTGTGGAGTCCTCCAAATTTCTGGCGACGATCCAGAGTCTGTCTCTTTTGTGCGGGGCATTGACGCCGCAAGCTGGAACAATAAACGTCCTTGTGGCGTAGCCTTCACCTTCCAGGTCAGCCAGCACCTCATCGAGACCCATTGAGATGTGACCATAAACATTCTCGAAAACGCACCAAGCGGGTCTTTTTTGTGCAACAATTCTAAGGATGAACGGCCAGATGTGGCGGTCATCTTCTGTGCCTTTGCGCTCCCCAGCGAGGCTGAATGGTTGGCATGGGTATCCCGCTGTGAGGATGTCGCAGTCGGGAACAAGGATTTCTGGTTCATTAGCTAACTCCTTTACGTCATTTGCTTTTGGAACATCGGGCCAATGCTTACGCAAGACCTCAATGCAGAATGGATCTACATCACAGAATAAAACAGGCTTACTAAGACCCGCCCATTCAAAACCTAATGCAAACCCGCCGATACCGCTACACAGGTCAACGTGTCTTAACATACAAACTCCTTATAGATCTATAAGACTTCATCAATGTACACTCTCATAAACTTAGAGTGTGATATTGGCTGCCCGTAGTGGAACCTGCGCCACCCGCCGTTAGCCTTCGCCTCATCCTTGAGATACTGCCCTCGCACTCTGACAGAATACGATTCCTTGTTCAAATACTTTTTAAGAGTCTTTACGAACTCCTGGCCCTCACGATTATTCGGAATATGCGAAAACACATAGCGATATTTCATAAAGCCTCTCCTTTATTTGTGTATGTATTGTCTGTCGCCGTGGTCTAAATCGTCTGCCCACTGCCAAAACTTTTGGAGATTATGATACTCAGCATAATCTTTTTCATCTAATAACCTTTCGTAACAGGCAGTCGCGGCCTCCTCATTAAGAAAAAGATTTTGTTGCGTTATGTTTCTGTAATCTTCCCACTGGACTATCCAAATTTGTCTACTTTTAAAAGTGCTTATTTGCATACCAAACTCCCTATAGATCTATAAGATTTTGCTAAAGTCACGATACCCATCTCCAGGTTTCATTTCTTTTACCATTATATCTTCGGTATAATACCAATCTGATTTCAGTTGATATGTTGCGGCGTGTTTCGATAGCGTTGCCATCATCACCTCAATTGCATGTGGTATTGATGACCCAGCAGCAATAAAACTAAAGTGCCTGCTTTCGTAAGTAGCAATAAACATTAGTCCTCCTCACCCATGCACTGATCCCAGCAAGTAGAGCAAAGATAGAAGCCGTTAGAAGCCCCCACAATAATCTCTCGTTGTTGGGATGTGAAGCCCGGCCACACATTCTGCACCAACTGACCGCCCTCAGTGTAGGCAGTATAGTCAGACTCTAAGACCTTTATCTTGTCCGTTGTTGGACACATTTTGCATTCGCTTGTAATAGTAATCATCACTCATCCTCAAAGTTAAGTTCAGTTTCTACGGGTATCGAATCATACGACTCGGGTTCTTGGTCAACTACAATGTCTATATCATCCATTTTTGATCTCCTTATAGATCTATAAATTTTATATTAAATCCGTTGTCTTTGGAAACCGTTTTTTAAAGGCGTCACGGTAGTTATTGATAATCCAGGCCAGCGCCTCACGATGTTCAGGCACAGCCGTCAAATCACACATTGGGAAGAGTTTCGGATTCTTCCCTTCAACCACAACAAACTGATATATCTGCCGCATGGTTGTCCAGCGCATTAGCGGAAACCCTTCACCGCGTTCAAGGTTATGGTATTTTTCTTCTGATAAAAATATCAGACCGATATCTGGGTGCAAAAACATTTGCCCTCCTTATAAATCTATATCGCCAGAATGATTACGGCGATAACAGTAAAGACATAGCAAGCCGCAAAAACAAGCAAGCGACTCTCACGATATTTAGCTTCTACTGGTGACATCTAATCTCTCCAAAATTTTATTGGCTTCACGCCTGGATTTACGCTGCATCATGCCCTGCACCTGCAACATATGTAGAATGCGACTCAAAGACTCAGCGACTTCTGAATCGTTCTCATTCTGCGAGTGCTCTAAAGCTGCACGAACTAAACTGACATCCCCGACGATGCGCGGATTGAAATAATCAAAACCCATATAAACTCCTTATAGATCTATAAGCCAAAATCCAGGCACGACAAAAACCCATAACCATTACGGTTATAGGTTTAAACTTGCTGACGCAAACTAATATTCTGCTAACAACAAATCAATGTCGATATATTTCGGTTTGCGAATGCGAGAACCGGCACGCTTAGACTTACCTTGAACAATAACGGTAGAACCCGTCACGCGCCGAACCCGCAATTTTTCATCAATATAAGCGCTATCGGTACTCGATATATTTAACTTTCGCGGATAGCGCGTTTCAAAATATCGCATAGTCCCCTTATAGATCTATAAATCACTTTTGAATTGAATTGTGATATTCGGCAATGATTCGCGCCAATTCGCTTTTTTGCTTTGCTGAGTAATCATTAAAATTGATTTGCTTAAATACCCTTTGCAAAGGATCTTTTGAGCTATCGCGTTCGCGTACCTTTACAAGCTTGCCATTTTTAACCGCATACCCGTGATTCAGTACAAATTTTGACGCGGTAGCGAATGCGGATCGGATTTGTGATTCCGTTCGCGCTCTGACGGTTTCGCCGTCGCGTTCTACTTCCTCAATAGCTCTTTCCCAATACTCTATAAGTAACGCGCTAACGGTTTCGGGGTCTTTTTCAAGCTTTGCAAATCCAGCCCGTAACCATGCTTGTTCCGTTGTTCGCGTGATATTGGCTTTTGCTTTTAGCTTTTTTAGCTCTACCGCATTAGCAATTAGCGCTTTAAGAGTAGAGTCCATAACGGCTTTTGTGAATTTAACGTCGGTTTCCATAATTGCTTCCCTTTATATGTATGTTGAAAGTGTGCCGAATACGGTTCTCGGCATCTATATACATACATTATCCATGCCAACCTGGAAAAATGTAGGAATATCAATGGTTTAAGTATTTTGGCGGGATGATTTGTTACCATAAAAGTGTTACTTTGTTACGCTGGGTAACACTATTGAGAATTAAGGTAACACTAGGGGTAACATATGTTTTTTTAGAATAAGTAGAGGATCTTATTAGAAGGGAAGGGGGTATTTTTATTATTGTTCTAAGCTTTTGAGTTTATATAACTTTTTAGATTTATGACTAATTTTTATAGATTTTTAAAGCTTCCATAATTTTGTAGACTAGATAGCGAGCGCATATAAAAGCCTTAAAAGATTATTTAAATTCATTAGATCTAAAAAGAATAAGCAGGCAGGTTTTTTAAAAGCCTTTTGAGTTTATTTAGTTTGTGAATGCCTACGCGTATAGGGATTCACAAGATCTATAAAGGCCCACGCAGGTGCCCAGGCCCCCTCCCCGGTATATATACTCATTCTCAAACATTTTAACAGACTTTGAATGTCAACCAGATTGTGGCCCCACTTCAAAGAGCTTTAAAGGGGGTCTATATATGTACCCGGTGGGCTACATAATCTATTATATACATGAAAATGAATTTTGTCAAGGCTTTTGCCAACTATTACCAAAAAATAATGTAATCTATACTTGACAGTTTGCAATATCAGGTATATAATGTATAGTTATGAATAAAGAATTAACTATAAAACAACAATCATTTCTTGACAACCTTATGTCTTGTAATGGTGATGCTAAAAAAGCGGCAGAGCTTGCGGGGTACGCAGAAGGCTCATATACATCCGTAGTTAAATCCCTTAAAAAAGAAATA